ACACTATACCGACGGCGGAATCGAGACCATCGATTTTATTGAGGCAAAAGGTTTAGGCTTTAACCTTGGCAATGCAGTCAAATACATTAGCCGCGCAGGTAAGAAAGGTAATCGCTTGCAGGACTTACAAAAGGCGCAGTGGTATTTGACTAGAGAAATTAATAATGAAGCGTTAAAAAATGGATAAGTTCCAACAAGCCACCACCGACCAGCTCTATTTCCGTGATCCTGACGTTGACCCACCGCCCCGTGGCACTAGCATGCTGTTACTGAACCCTGGCGGTGTTTGTGTGATTGGTGTGTGGTCTGATGACTGCATTGGCTGGTGTCCAAAACCCAAAGTGCCAAAGTCATTGAAAGATAAGCATGCCGAAGCCAAAAAAGATTGACGATGATTGGGAGGCTGTACTCAATGGGTATCGTATTGGCGTAACAAGAGTTATCGACAGCATTAACAAAGGTGAAGTTGATGAATTGGAATTAGAAAAGCTGACCAACTTTGCGCAGTTCGCACTAGCACTAATGCAAATAGCTGGCCCTGAGAAATGGGCGCGAGCCAAACTTAATGCTGAAATGATGCACTACTTGAAGGATAAAAATGAACCCTAAATTTTTAGCAGCATGGTTGGATGAAACAGCAACAGACAAACGCCATAACGAAGCCGCAGCAATGATTAGACGGTTAGACGATATAGCGTCAGCAGCGAGAGAAATGGTAGTGGCCAGATCAGAAGTACATAGCAAATCGGCATATTCAGAATTAGTTGATCTTATTAGGGGTAAGAAAAATGACTGAACATAAACACGCAGCATTAATCAAAGCATGGGCTGAAGGAGCAAAGATTCAAAAGTTTTCTAAGCGTACTCAAGCATGGGAAGAATCAGAGCATCCAACATGGAATGAAGACACCGAATACCGTTTGCGCATTAAACCTGATTATAAAATTGAGTTAAATGCCAATGTTTTGAACGGTGAATTGTTTATTGATGTTGGCGCACGATTTCCAAATATGTCGTTGGTGTTTGATGCAGGAACCAATGAATTGAAAGCGGTTGAAATGATTAAATGGAAAGGCAAGAAATGATTGTCATCGCCGCGATTGGTGCTGTATTGATGGGCGCTGGTATAACGATTGGTGTTGCCGGTCTGATTGCTTACCTTATGATGGAAGATAATGAATTGTAAAGATTGCGGTACTCGGACAAATGTAACGTGGACGCAAAAACAACTTGGTGGCGTTAGACGGTTGCGCAAATGCAACAAATGCGGATTTAAAGCCTACACCGGCGAGGTCTGGTTAGCCTTGTTGCCTCCACCCGAGCCAAAACCTATTTATACTAAATCAGAGGTTGCGTTAATGAAAAAGAAAGAGGTTACTACCCGCAGGAAAAATGAAGACAGGAGGCAAGATGAGAAAGCATAACAACATGAGTATGGGTGACCATTACATTTACACGCCATCAACGACGGATGTAACAATTCGTTGGCGCGCTAATTACAACTGGATACCACCATCAGAAGACCCAAAATTTATGAAAAAATGGGCTGAATTTCGTATGCGATGCGCTCAAGGTATTGAGCAAATCGTTAATCACTAAAAAGAGAGAAATCATGAAAAAACTATTGCCATTACTTTTTTTAACCGGATGCTCAACATTCGATTTACCAAACACCGCGCTAACGGTAGAAAAAGATATTCAGCCCATGAGCCGCAATGAGGTCATCATGGCCATTCAAGATTGCGAATCAAATCGCACTAGAGCCGTGATGATACTGGCCAAACGCAAGATTTCAGGACGCACATCCGATGTGGTGGTTGACGTTACCTGTGCGCCACGACCGTCGTATTATTAATGTCTTAAGGTTTCGTATTGGGCATAGCATTGTTTGAGGGCAATTCTGAGTTCGTCGGCTTCTCTAGCGATCCCGACAAGAATTGCCCCATCCTCTCGGTAAAGCTCTTTTCCGGTACAACCACTTTGTCCAACACCGGCGGCACTGGACAAGGTACTGCCTTCGGCGGGGCGCTCTGGCCGGTTGCGCAAGCTGCCAAGAAGAATACGGTTAGTATCGGCCACTTTTTTAAGCTCACGGTCTTTTTCCTCGCGTAAATTATTTGCGCCTTCCTGCAACGCTTGTTCTTTCTCTCTGGCCAAGCGCATATTCTCGGCGTACTCGGCCATTTGCTTGGCCTTTTCCTTGTCCCATTGCGCTTGGACTTTAGCTTGCCCAGCCGAGTCGCCCTGCCAATGCCCAGCGCCGTAGGCAAATACTACGGCTAGGACACTGCCAGCTATGAAATACGGATTCATTTAGGCGGTACTTTCGTGCCCTCTAGTTTCTTATGCACCTTGACGGTTTTGCAGACTTGCTTACCTTTTTCGTCGTGACAAACCTTTTTCATTTCTCCACCGGCAAACGCCATCAAAGGAACAAACGCAATAAGTGCAATAAGTGATTTCATCATTCGATCTCCGGTTGTGGTGCGGGTGGTGGGGCAGGTTTGCCATTGAATCCTAAAACGACAGGCGCAGCCGCTGCTACAGGCTCAATCGTCGGCTCTACGCGCTTGGCTGGCGTTGTAGGTGCTGGCGTAGTTGGCGGCGTAGGTTTCATCGCCTCTTCGCGCTCTTTAGGGGTTGATAAATTAGGCGGTATGAATTGGTCTTTGCCTTTTACGCTTATGAGGGTTGCCAACGCGCCGAGGATATATTTGCTCATATCGCTAAGCAATAAAAAAAATTGCTTATCGGCTGGTGCCATACCTGACATCGGTTGTACGGTGAACACGACCGAATACATGGACAGACTAGCCATCATCATTAGGATCATGCAAAAGCAAATGCCAATAACAAATTTTAGCCAAGCATTGAGATTATCTTCGGTCATTTAGTCACCTTTTCCGGTTGCGTGACATCTTCAGGGCACGTGCCAGTTGCAGTGCAAATGGGCGGCTTGCATTCGGGCGTATCCCAATTCTTAGGGTCTTGGCAAGGATACCTAAAACGGTCTTGACAAGCACTAAGCACCAAGGACATGCAGAGCATGCTCATAATGCTTTTTACGATCTTCGAGTCCAATGGTGCCTCCATTAATGCGCTTAGTTAATGTAAGAATGTCGCCAGCATCAGCCCATTGATTGAGCTTATTCGTCTCCCAATACCAACAAGCACTCTGACTTGCTCCTTCGAACGTGGCCAAATACTCTGGCACTTCGTCGATCTTTAGTGGGAGACCATCCACCTCAATAGAATCTGCAAAGGATTGATAGTTTGACCGACCAGTAAGCTGGATAAGACCACGGCCACAAAAGCGGTAGCCATCACCGCTAGACTCATCACCATTGCCCATGCGGTTAGCGTAAATACGGTTTGCGATAGCCTCTTGCTTGTTAGGGCGCGCACAATACTGGTTAGCGATAGCGTCATCTGGAAAATATTTAGGAAAAAGTCGGCGAAGTGATTGAGGTTTGTAATTCAGGTTTTCTTTTAGCGTCGTAAAGCCACCGGATTCATGGCTGCATTGCGCTACAAAAGCAGCAATACGATGAGGGGTATTAATGTCATAGTCAGAAAGCAGTTGATGCAAAGCATTATGCCAATGTTCGACATATTTATTCCTTGGTAGTAGTTGCTTCAGTTGGCTCAGAGTTAGCATTTTTTTCCTCTAGTTCACGCATCAATAATTTGCGTATCCTGCGCATTCTATCAACTTCAATGATGGCCGCATTCGTTGCATTGTTAGCGTCCATAATCGCTAAACCAACCAGTGGCAGCGCAATAGCCAGCGTCAACACCATCGTGACTAAGCATATTAATAATACCCAAGGGATATTGTCTTGCTCGTCCTTATCAGTAGTAGGAGACTTATTAACCATAGGGTCACGAACAGAACCGCGCCAAACCATGTCGCATTTTCCTTGATCTTTCTAATAGCTCTTCGGCGTTTCGCTGCGGCCATTTGTATCGTTCGCATTTCTTCGGCGTTAGCGATTCGCTGCTCTTCCTGAATCTGTCCCCACATTTTTTCAAAACGGGTATATAAGTCACCTAATTCAGCCGGTGCGTTATACGTCATCTCAGTGCGAATATCGGCGTACATAGAGTTCAATCGACTTCGGATTAACACTCTGCGCAATGCGCGCCGCCCGATTGATTCTTCGCCTTTATAAACTTTTTTTGAGTCACGCTCTTCTTGCAAGAAAAGTTTTTCAATCATATCAAACGCATCTAAGAACTTACCTAAATGTTCGCCAATATCGCCAAGCGCATCATTCGGGTCAGTCTTTGCTATCTTTTGAACCTTTTGTACTTCTTCATTAAACTGAATCTTTTGCTCGGGTGTTGGATTCTGAATCTTGCTGA